GGCTTGTTGCCGGGGCCCGACGTGGATCTCTATTCACGTTCGCATTCGTTGCGTCCTACGAGGAAGGAGACTTACAGGGGTCGAGTCGATGGCAGCTGACAATCGTACGAGCGACAGGAGATCTACCGTTTGCGGGACTTACCGAAGTCTCGTGGGCGGTACCTGGAACTCGACGGTTGCTTGTGCTGTCGTCGGTGAAGTGGATCAACTCCAAGGCTTCAAGGGCGATCGAACAGTGGTAAACCCACTCTCGATCCTCAAGATAGTCAAAGAGGTGCCATTTCTGGGTGGTCAGCGCGTTACGGCTGGTGTGGTAGACCGAGAATTTATCGGCTACCCCATCGGCAATTACGCGACTAACGTACCCGATCCTCGCAACTTCTTCGGCAGCATGAGTAATGCACGCCGAAATGAACTTGCGTGGACAATTCTCTCGAAAACCAACCCGTCACGTCCACATGTGAACGTGCCGGCGGCTATCGGAGAATTGCGTGACCTTCCGTCACTGGTAAAGGACTGGGGCGGCGGATTACTCCGCAAGGCCGCGAAGGGAAACCTTTCGTGGCGCTTTGCCCTGGCTCCGATGCTCAGTGACCTTCGCAAGCTCTCTGATTTTACCCGCGCCGTCAATAAACGGATCAGGTATCTGAAGAAGCTTCGCGATGGTAAGACTCTGAGGACTAGGTGCAACCTAGGTACATCCTTACAGAGCACGACTCCCTCGAGAATGTTAATTCATTCCCAAGGGGCGACTCTGTATGCCTTTCGCCATGCAACCAACACAGAACAACTGTGGGGGACGGCGGAGTGGAAACTCCTGCCGGACACGATACTACCGAAAGGTGACGACGAGCTTGGTAACCTCGCTCGTCGCCTGGCTGGTGGTATCACGTCGCATGGCGCACTCGAAACACTCTGGGAATTAACACCCTGGAGCTGGTTCGTAGACTGGTTTTCGAACGTAGGAGAAATTCTCGCTGCGACGAATAACACAGTAGGCTGTACTTGGGGCAGGATCGCCATCATGCGTATGACCACTGGTCAATATACGTATGATTTCGATCCAACAGGGTCTTCCACTTGGCCAACCTTTTCCGGTTGGTACAATCAGAAGACCACTGGCAAGGAACGCTTTGTCGGCATTCCTGTTGTGCCCGTTCCTCTTCCTCGCCTTCCCCTCATTGATGGGGGGAAGTTTTCGATACTCCTGTCATTAGCTGCCCTCCGGCGCTAAACCGGGGGTGTCAGGTTCTGACAAGAGTGAAGGAAATAGTTCCATGCTAGGCGACACTTTCGTTCTTCCGCAGGCTGGTGGTGACATCACCCTGCGAAAGATCAACCAGGACGGATACTCATCTGAGTACCTCGTTAAAGCTGCCGACGGTTTATCCGAGTATAGCGTCAAAGTTCGTCATACCAAGACGACTGCGACTGCTACACGCCCCGTTTATGATCGGCATAACGTCGAAGTTATGCAGACCATTTACGCGGCCGGCGATGTCCCGGAGTACTATCGTAAGATGTACTTCGTCATTGAGCATAAGCCCAGTGACACTTCAATTGCGCTCTACGATGCTTTGGCCGATAAGGTCATCGTATCGTCGAATGCGCTCTTGACGGGACTGCTTAACCGAGAGTCGTAGGCGCCCTGTAGCACCCCTTTAGCAAGGGTGTTAGCCACTCGTTGTGGTTACAGCAAGCGCGGTAGACTCCTGGTCTGGCGACAGAAAGGGCCTCTCTAGCGGCATGGGACATCTTGAAAGGTTTACCTTTCTATGTCTAAGAGCCATGCTAGGGAACTGAGCACCGTGTTCAGGGGCCTCTTTCGAGATGCCTCGTCACGGTACCCGACGCTCCGAACGGAATTTGAGAGAGATCTCACCCGTTTGGAAGCCCTCGTGGAGCAGAGGGGTCTCCATGTTTACATGGTAGACCTCCCTGCAGTAGGAAAGCACCTGGATAGGTGCCTTTCCAGCGGCCAGTACATACTATCAGGATTACCTCTGACGAAGAGGTTTTCTGGTAGGGTAGTGATCCCTAAGTTTCTTAGGGGACTCTACCTACTGGTTTTTCACGAGAGCGGACTCCTGAGGGAGGATTACGACGTGGAAGCCATCTTCTTCCTACGACAAATCTTGTACGTAGCGAAGAAGGCGGTCTACCCGTGTAGTGTCGCGAGCATCCGCACCGAGGTGCGGGAGTTCTATGACACAGACTGCAGCTTGCCGGAGCCGGAAGGCTTTTGGTCAGCTACAACTCCCTCCGAGCTCGCTGCTCCGCATCCCTATGAAGGTTTTCATAGGTCTGCGTTGCTTAAAGCACGGACTGAGGTGTTCGACCGCCGTGAGGCGGCCGAGCTGTCTATCTTCCTGAGAGTGTTGGATCAGGTATCCAACATACTCACCACCACCCTTGGGGTCTACGACCCCGCAGAATGGAGGTTCAGGCATGGTCCTGGCGCAATTGCAGAACGTGTTGGCCCGTCCAATAAGTACTATTGGACGAATTGGTCGCACGTACTGGAAGACGAGTACCCTATTGCTGACTATGGTTTTCATAGTTATAGCAGTTGGGCAGACAGGTGCGGGTCCAATCGCGAGATTGCTTCTGAGGAAGCATACTCAAGATTGGTCGCAGTCCCAAAGACCTACTCGGGGCCTCGGCTTATTGCCGCGGAACCGAGTGAGCACCAGTGGGTCCAGCAGAACTGCTGGGACTACTTTAGCTCCCGTACCAGACGAAGTTGGATCGGAAGATTCGTCGTGTTCAACGACCAATCAACCAACCAATCACTCTGTACGAAGGCCTCTAAGACGGGCTCACTCGCGACGATCGATCTTTCATCGGCGTCGGATAGAGTCACCTGTCACGTCGTAGGGCAGCTCTTTAGGAGTAATCCTAAATTGCTGCGCGCCCTACGTGCGTCTCGTACCCGTGGTGTGGTCCAAACTCTTGCACCTAATGTGCCAGAGCGGATCCGGCTGAAGAAATTCAGTACCATGGGTAGCGCCAACACCTTTCCCGTTGAAAGTCTCCTGTTCCTGAGCTTTGCACTTGCAGCTGTGCTGACGAAGCGCGGTTGTAGGCGTGTAAGCCAACGGGGATTGGAGACGATCGTAGGAGAGGTGGCCGTCTTCGGGGATGACATAGTCATCCCTGTTGACAGTCGGGAGCTGTTCGTACGTGCCCTTGAAGTCCTGTACTTCAAGGTTAACGACCGCAAGTCATTCTGGACCGGGAGGTTCAGAGAGTCTTGTGGCGTTGACGCCTTTGACGGTGTCAATGTGACACCAGTCTATTGGCGGCAACCGTACGACGGCGGGCCTGAGTCGCTAGCTAGCACGGTGTCGTGTCGCAACAACTTTTACCAAAAGTTCTTGCTAAACACGGCGTCGGAGCTAGCGTCGAAACTACCTAAGGAAATACCCGAGGTAGCCATCGACTCAGGTGTCTTTGGTCTGAAGACCCGTTGCAGACTGCGGAACGAGCGCCTTCTCAAGCGCTGGAACCGTCCTCTACAACGCGTCGAGGTCCGTACCGTGAGCCTAATAAGCTCACAGAAGCGGACCGCAACCAACGACGACACTGCGATACTTCAGTATTTTACTGAAGCCCCGGACCCAACTAAGATGTGGGTCCACGGTGTACCGCAGAGACCGACGCTTCGGGTGAAGCGACGGTGGGTACCAGAGGATGTGTTACGCCCAGCTCAAGCGTAACTTCTCTGGGAACATGTC